GATTTAAGGCTATTCGGAGGATTGATGATAATTAAGGACTGGGCTTTGCTATGGAAATATTCATGGAGTTATATACAGGCAGTAATAATGGACCAGCCTAAACTTGATTATCATTTTGAAGAGAAAGTTAAGTTGTACAAGGCTTCTCTTACAGAAGATTTATATAAGGAAGCTAACAAGGATGCAAGTGGCTTTATATATAGATTCAAAGAATCTAAACCTAAAGAAGAGCATCCCGATATATTACTAAAAGATGTTTTGCGATGATAACAAAATACGATCCTAAAATATATCCCCTTAAACTGTATGTTGCAGTGGGGGATGATCAATGGGGAAAAATACATAGAAAATTCACCAAACTTAATCATGACCCGATAGATACATCAAAAGATGAAATTAAGGGCTGTAATGGCATGACTATTTTTGTAAGGGAAAAAAGTACAAACCATTTAGGTGTACTTATTTGGTTATCCAACGATGGTATAGGGGTGAGAACTGTTGCTCATGAATCTGTTCATTATGTTTGTAATGTATTTGGGTATTGTGATATTTCTATGGGATATGAAAATGGGCAGGATGAGCACTTTGCATACCTTTTAGGTTGGTGTGTTGAGTGTGTAATGGATAGTGTTGCGAAATATTTAAAAAACAATAAACATTAACTACCCACAGGCTAAATACCTGTAGGTGTTGATTAGACTAAGCACTTCGGGTGCTACGTTAGGAGAGAATATATAGTTACCAAGGGGTGTTTGCTCAAGCCCCTTGCTCTAAGGTCAAAACCTCTCCATAACATTGTCGATGAGCATTTAACGGAAAAATCCGACTTATAGTAAAAATGGTTTACGTAATTAACAAACAAGGACAGGCACTTATGCCAACCGAAAGGTTTAGTAAGGTGAGAAGGCTGTTAAAAAACAGTCTAGCCCATGTTGTGTGCCGTATTCCGTTCACAATTCAATTGGATTATGACACAACAGATTATACACAGCCCGTAAGTTTGGGTGTAGATGCTGGTAGCAAGCATATCGGTATATCAGCAACAACAAGTGAGAAGGAATTGTATGCAGCAGATGTGGAATTGAGAAACGATATTGTGGATAAGTTATCTACTCGTAGGGAACAAAGAAGAACCCGTAGGAGTAGGCTTCGTTATCGCAAGGCTCGTTTCAATAACAGGGTATCTTCCAAGCGTAAAGGTTGGCTAGCACCATCTGTTGAAAACAAAATTCAAACTCATTTGACTGTTGTTGAGAAGATACATAAGTTCCTGCCAATAACTAATATCGTAGTTGAAACAGCTTCTTTTGATATACAGAAGATTAATAATCCAAGTATATCTGGCAGTGAATACCAACAAGGAGAACAACTTGATTTCTTCAATGTGCGTGAATACGTATTGTTTAGAGATAATCATACTTGCCAACATTGTAAGGGTAAGAGTAAAGATAAAGTCTTGAATGTGCATCACATAGAGAGCAGAAAGACTGGAGGTGATAGCCCAAATAACTTGATTACCCTTTGCGAAACTTGCCATAAGGCATATCATAGAGGTGAGTTTGAATTAAATGTAAAGCGTGGAAAGTCATTTAGAGATTCCGCCTTTATGGGAATTATGCGATGGGAATTGTATGATGAACTAAAACTTAGATATGATAATGTTTCAATGACATTTGGCTATATCACGAAGAATACCCGTATCACTAACAATCTTCCTAAAGAGCATTATGTTGATGCAAGGTGTATCAGTGGTAATCCTGTGGCTAAACCTCTTGGATATTATTTCTATCAGAAGAAAGTAAGATGCCAAAACAGACAAATACACAAAGCTAATTTCTTGAAAGGTGGCAGAAAGAAACTCAATCAAGCACCATTCTTGGTAAAAGGATTTAGGTTGTTTGACCTGGTTGAATACAAAAAAGAGTTGTATTACATCTTTGGAAGAAGAAGTAATGGCTCCTTTGATATTAGGAAACTTGATGGAACTAAAGTGAATAAAGGTTATATTAATTGCAAGCATTTGCGGTTGATAGATAAAAGAAAAAGTATATTAACTGAAAAGCGAACGCAAGTAAATTTATGAAGATAAAACGGAATTAATTCAAAACGACTTGGGTTTGAGCCTTATGTGAGCGTGAATCGTAATACAGGTGCTCTTATAAAAAAGGAGGATATGAATTTACTCGAAGAATGCGTGAGGCGTAGAATTATTGAAATATCAAAATAACGAAAAATAAACAATATCATGGAACAGAAAATAAAGGCTTATAAAGCATTTGATAAGGATTTATCTTGTAGAGGGTTTAAGTATGAAGTAGGTAAGGAGTATGAAGAAACAGGTTCCATAAAGGCATGCGAGAAAGGTTTTCATGCATGTCCTTATCCTCTGGATGTTTTTGGTTACTATGCGCCGGCTGGGGCAAGGTTTTGTGAGGTTGAGCAGAGTGGTAAAATAGACGATTCAGAAAGTAACAAGGTTTGTTCTTCAAAAATTAGAATAGGTGCTGAGCTTGATATAAGGGGGCTTGTGAAAGCAGCTGTATCTTATATCAAGGAACGGTGTACTAACGAGTGTAATGCGGAACCGGGAAAACCTGCTACGGCTGGTTATTGTGGTGCTGCCACGGCTGGTTATTGTGGTGCTGCCACGGCTGGTTATTGTGGTGCTGCCACGGCTGGTAATAGAGGTGCTGCTACGGCTGGTGATAGAGGTGCTGCTACGGCTGGTTATTGTGGTGCTGCTACGGCTGGTAATAGAGGTGCTGCTACGGCTGGTGATAGAGGTGCTGCTACGGCTGGTGATTGTGGTGCTGCCACGGCTGGTAATAGAGGTGCTGCTACGGCTGGTGATTGTGGTGCTGCCACGGCAAGAGGAAAGGCTTCAACAGGATATAATGGTTTGTCAGTAGCAAGAGGAAAAAATGTTCAGGTAAAAGGCGGAATAGGTGCAATTTTGGTCATAGTTGAGGAAAGGGATGATACGTATGATATTGTTGATTGGAAGGCTGTAGTAGTTGATGGTGAGGTTGTCAAGGCTGATACATGGTATAGACTGGAAAACGGTGAGTTAGTGGAAGTTGATTAACAGTTGACTGATAGAGCAATTAGAATTTAATTAGCAATAATTACCATTTTCCTGATATCAGGTAAATGGTTAAAAACGGAACAAATATGAATGAAGTTATAAAGTATATAACGATGATGGATGCGTCTAGCAATGACTATGAATCATGGAGTTCAGCAAAAACACTTGGTTCTACGGAAAGAAGGGAATAATACAGAAACCTATGTTATAATTTTGAATATGAGTGGGGAACTAATACCCTCACTGTACAAAGAAAGGAGTATGTGATGAGGATTGTGAATACATGATAAACTTTAAATAATAGTATATGAAACAGACAGTAGAAGAAGCGGCAAGAGAGCACCAAACGCATTTTGAAATATGTGATGCCGAAGGTACAATAAGTGGATTTATTAATGGAGTGTATAAACAGAGTTATGAATCTTTTATTTCTGGTGCCGAATGGCAGTCAAAGCAATCACCTTGGATAAGCGTTAAGGAACGGTTGCCGGAAAAGACCAAATATGATTGGGTGCTTGTCATTATCCGTGATAAAAGAGATGGCTTTATAGGCCTTCCGCAAATTGGAGAATTAAGGAGTGACGGCTTTTGGCATACAATAGAAAGTGATGATTTCAATACGGAACAATTCAGACGTGAATACGGAACTACGGACGCTTTAGGCGTTTTCCTTCATCAGGAAGTGCTGGCATGGATGCCTATCCCGTCTTTCGATGATATACTCGAAGCCAACAAGGATGTACTTGAACGGATTAAAGAAAAAGGAGATTAATATGGAAATAAAGAACGGAATAATAATAGATGGGGTGCTGCATGAATTGAAGGAAACGAAACGTAATGATTGTTTAAAATGTTCGTTACGTGATTTATGTCAAGATGAATTTGGAATCGCGTGTCTATGTTGGATCAATTTATATTCGTTATCAGAGATAATACATAATGAATTTAAGTGTCGTGGAAAAGTAACTGATATTAAGATAGATAAGGAGGAATAACTATGGGATTTACAACACCGTGCTTTATACGCAAGAGTACCTATAAACTTAGAAAGAAATTAGATGAGTTAGGATATAGATTGTTTGGGGCGGAACTTAACGAAGATTTATGTATTTTCACCTCGCCCGAATTTGGACTATATAATATTGAGTTTTTTAAAAACATTCCACATCCTGACGAAACCGATAGTGTTGATTGCGGAACAAATGAAGAACTTTTCCTAGCTATCGCTGCATTGAGGGATGATAGTAACTACATGCAGTGGTTTATAACAGATTCCATTCTTAGCGTTTCTTATAGCGATTCTATTGGTAACGATCGTTATTTCACAGAGCCCAAAGGCATTATGTTCTTTTGGGATGAAAATTGGGATAATGCAACCATTATTTCAGGACGTTATCACAAGGCTACTGTAGACGAATTGATTGAACACTTTAAAACAAAGGAGGAACAACTATGACCGAAGAACTTGTAACATTAGAAACAGCGAAGTTGCTGAAAGAGAAAGGGATGTTTACAGATATAGAATTTCCTCCGCAATCCGTTGCACAAAAGTAGCTACGTGAAACTAAGAACCTGCATATCGA